TTACTTACAGGAATAAACTCATAAGTTGTACGTCGAAGATACTCTACAGTATCATCAGGAAGAATGCCCTTTTTAATCAACACATCATCTAGACACTTAAGCCAGATTAACGCTAGATTACCTATATCCCAATTGGGTTTATAGTCTTCAGTAGCAGCTTTCCATTGTACCTTGCGTTTATTAGTTTCCTTGTCCATAACCATTTTCATAGTGCCAAAGTTTATTGGAGCATACACTGTAAGTCTTGTCTCAACAGGCCCTTGAATAGTTAAATTTTCAGGAATATGTTTTTCAATATAGCCATGCATGGCAGCCACTAGGGCCGCCCGCGTGGTATAATGAGCAGAGGCATGGATCTTATTGTAACCAATCTTAATCCATATTTTCTTACTTTGAGGAATATGCGTAATAAACTCTGGAAATTCTAATTTTAATTCACTTACCATAATTACGCTTGTTTGTTATAACCAAGTAGGGGTTTGGTCGATTACTACTACTTCTTCTTTTGGTGCTTCAATTTCAGGTTCGAAGTCAGACAGATATCTAAACTCATAGTTTTTGTTTAAGTACTTAGCTATGTTTTCATTTACTGTTACTGTTTTAATCTGCACCATTGTAGAATGAAACGTAGAAGGATTGTATAATTCATCACGAATAAGAGCATTCAACATACCTGTAGTTAAGACACCTTTATCCATTAACTTTTGAATTTTTTTATCTACATTAAAATCCATATTGTGCTTACTAATACCAAGATAGCTTAGCAAACTCTTAAAGTTAACATGATCTACACTTTTACACTCTCGCAATTTAGTACAATTTTGACTCAATAGTTTTAAGATATAAAAAAGACTTTCAGTATACTTAGAATTGGCCAAAATTTCCATACCAAGAACCCAGTTGTCTCTATCAGAACTATCAAACATAGCTTGTAACTGTTGATAGACTTCTTTATTAATCAATACCGCATCATCACCGTTAATGTGTTTTAACAATGCATCTTCGTTAAGTACTTCTGTATTCTCTAAAAACCTTACTAACTCTAAATATTCTTCTTCTACTTCATCAGCATAAAGAGATTGTCTGCTCTGCATTAATTCATAAGCAGGATTTATCACAAGAGTGTTGTACAAATTTGCATCTCCCAGTAATAATATAGACCTATGATCAGAAAGTATAGTGTCTTGAGTATAGAATTCTAGAGCTGTACTGATTCTTTCTATAGTTCTTTCATCTAATTTATCAAGTTCTATAAGTGCCTCAAAACAAGCTTTAAAATATTCTGTTTTGACACTATATCGCCATTGTCTTGTAATAACTTTGTGATTACTTAAATTACCCCCAAATATTACATCAGCCTCAGTAATATCACGAGTAGTTTTAATATGATACTTAAGAGCAAATTCTTTAAGCTTAATTCTAGGAATATTTACTCCAGGCAAAAAATAAAGTTTATCTGACATCTTTGGAGTATATTCTTCTCTAACAATCTTAAAAGCTTCTTGTTTATTTAAGCAATAAACTTGTTCTATTTTAATACCATCTGCAAAACTTCCGTAGTCATCTTGTTCTGCTACAAATTTTAAAAATACTTCCATAATTATTTAATTACCATGTTAGCTACTTTAGGATTAAGCATCAGTTTTGCAAACTTAGTCTTATTCCCACCTAATAATTCTTTTGAAATATAATACTTCAAGTCATCTGTAAAAGCTGTACAAACTGTAGTGATCTTACTTAGTCTATTGATCATAGTATCTGGGATATTCTGAGTCTTAGCTTTAGTTAGACAATAGTTTATAATTCTCGTCGCCATTACACTAGACAAATCTGCTCTAAAATTATCTTCTATGCCTACAATGGCTTCTAAGATTTCAAATACAGACTTCTCTTCTTTATTCATAATTTCTTCAGGCGAAATCAACGTATCTAGTTTATTATTAATAAACATAACAAACATAGAACTAAAATCTACACCTACAGAACCCTCACCAATCATTTGGATTAACGGCAGCTCTTCATAGAAATTATCAATAGAACTGATAGCATTAAAGAAAGTAGTAATACTTCTTGGATTGACTTTTTGACTTACAAGCTCTGGATTCATCAACATAAAGTTGATACAACGACCATCTATGCCAATATCTTCTGCCCATCGAGCCCAAACATTAACATCGTATTTTAGTTCTACAGAAATAAAACGAGTCTGTTGAGCTACATCAAGACTAGTAACATTATAGTCACCATTGTCTGGATTAGTAGTCAAGATGACATGCCAGTTCTTAGGCAACTTCCAAGATGCATATTCTTGTCTGTCACATATTTCCATTACTGCTTGCATAAAGCGGTGCATTATTGTTAACTCATAGGCTCTTTATCCTATGATTCTGTAGTTTCTTTTAGATTATATCTACAGGTCAGACTATATCATCACATATTTCTATGTGTTCTGCGCTCTTGGTATTTTACTGCCTGTTCTAGGCTCCATATACTAGTCGTTGCACCTTCCTTATATCCCTATAAGGCTTGGCTCAGGATTGTCCATCTCTGGAGTTTCCCTGAATTCACAGAATTTATTGCGGACCACCCGCTTTATGCTTTTTTCCATCTATAACCACCTGCAGTTAAGTCTTTAGATATTGCTCTATTTATATTAGAGATACCAAGTTCTTTACTAGCTTGTTTTATAGATTCCCATTTTTTGATAAAAATATTATCATTAGTATATTGTAATACTGGTTTTAACTTATATTTTTTATCTCTAGAAAATACTAAAGAAACTTTATTATAAGACCAAATATAGCCTCCTGCAGAAGTTTGTTTTCCATTACATACTGCTTTTATACTATTAATACTTTTAGCATTAATAGATTTAGCAGCAGCTGTATAAGATTCAAAACTTTCTAAATACTCACCTTTTTCTAGTGAATACTTATGTACTGCTTGAAGGTTATGAGGTTTTAAACCATTTGCATAAGCACCTTTTAATCCACGACTTATCCTATTTTTATATACTTGATCTCTTACTATTTTTTGCGGATCTAGTATATGATTTATATAAGGATTTAGTGTGTTAATATAATAAACTTCTCTTTCAATTAGTACTTCATCTGAACATTGCTCTACAATTGTAAAGTAGACATTTTCACTACCGTATTTGTTATACAAGTTTTGCATTGTTCTATTATGATGTTTTAAATTTTCAAGAGACCACAAATGATGCTTTAGTCTTTGGCCAATATTACAAGAGCTACCAATGTACTCTTTATCATTAATTTTAATTTTGTAGATTCCTTTACACTTTAATGCTGTCGTAAAAGTCTGTGTATTTAACTTTTTCATATCATAAAGATAATTAAATTATCCACACTAACACTATTAGACTGCATATTTTGTTAATCCGCCCGTGTAAAGTCATCTAAGATTAAGAAACCGCCTTCTTTCTTTCCCTGAATCCATTCAGGAGCAGCATGAGACATTCTTTTTCCTACAACACGATAACCTTTAGAACTTGCTTTTTCAATTTCTTGCTCAGTAATCCAAAGTGTTTTTCCTTCAGAATTTCTAATTTGATATTCTTTAACAGGAAAGCCAATCAAATCACCAAGTTCTTCGAACTGAGCTAAATTTAACTTAACCATATCCATATCAGATTCTTTAGCCATCTGAAGAATAGCTGAAGTTTTACCAAGACCCGCATCGCCAACTATATTGATAGTAACTGGCACTTTGCCTTGCTCTTGGATGTGTTGGTTATTCTTAATCATATGGGATAGAAATCCCTTTAATTCGTCTATATTTAACTGTACTTGACTCATAATTTTTATTTGTTTATAATTCTAATTTAATAACTCTTCCTGGCAATTCGTCATTCATTGAAGACTGCTCAGATAATACCCACAATATGGGTTTACTTGGTTTAATACTTGTTGAACATTCGCCATCAGTAAAATAGATAAGGCTAGTGTATTCCTTATGCTGTTCATAATATTCTAAAACAGGATCAAAATCAGTTCCACCCCTACCTACAACATTTAGAGTAAAGTCTCCTTTGTAGTCATCAATAGATCTAATTTGTGTATCACACTGAATTATGCTAATATCAACACCTGCTTTGTGAAGGTGATGAATCTCATTCATAAATTCTTTTAGCTCATTACTGTTTACTGATCCAGAAGTATCTATTGCTACTAGCATCTTTTGGCGCATCTTTATCTTAAGAGCAGGATTATCAGGGAACTTAATATTTTCCTTTCTACGAGACTTTCTCGTATAAATTTTAGTACTAGTTCCAGTAAATCTTCTAATATGCTCTTTCCAATTAAACTTAGGAGGCAAAAGCTCTTCAAGAATAATCCTGTCTGCTATTTCATTAGGCACATGTCCTCCACAAGATTTAGTTTTTTGTTCAGCATCTTGAAGAATTCTTTGTACTTGTTTATCTAATAGCTTTTCTTCAGCCTCTGTTAAACCTTCAAATTCTTCCCAAGTAGAGTGATCAGGAATATTACCATTTTGAATATCATCTAGAAGTTTATCCATATTATCACAGCCACAACTGCCGTCTTTATCTTTTTTATCTTGAAACTGTTTAAGCTTATCGTAATAATATCTACAACCAGCTTTAAGATCAAGATCAAGATCAGAATAATCTTCTATTTTAATACCTCCATCAGGTAAGTCTTCCTCGTCAATGTATTGATTAATCTCCATCATTTGTGTTAACTGTAAGTTTCTCTACAGATCGGACTATACCTTCACCCCAGTAGGGTGGCTTATTGTAGTCTCTGAACCTCTTTCTTTAAAATAATTATCAAATTTATTCTTTTTTCTATCTAACCAAATAGTTGCGTTATTATACAAATAGTTGTAAAACTCTAACACTTTGTTTGGCCCTGACACAGAAGAATACCAAATATTACCTTGTTTTCTTTTATCTTTAATAGGAAGATTAATGGGTGCACTTATGGCTATACAATGTAGCATTTCTTTTGTGCCGCATATACCTACTGCAATTCCGATATAATCTTTTTTCTTACCTTTTCTTTTATAAGTAAAAACTGTACCATCACCATCAAAGTAACCTCTAATAAAATGATGTCTTAGTTCATACTTAATAATGGGAAATTTAAGTACTAAAGATTTTCTTGGGACACAGCCAAGTTTACATAAGTCATAAAACATAATTTTACTAGTTAAATATACTCCATAATTTTCTGAGTAGGTTTTAACTTCAAAATCGCCATTTAATGATTTAATAAACTTTTCAACAACTTCTTTATCTTTTACAACTAAACTAATAAGCTTTTGACCATTAGGTTTATTATGCACACAGCCATCTGCATACAAAAAACCTAACCAATAAGCTTTTTCTTCAGTGTCTATAGATTTAAAGAAATGTTCATCCCATGTTCTTCTTCTATAAATAGAATTAGATCTTTTAGTAATATTCAGTTCTTTAAGTTTTTTACTAATAAAACTTTCAGAAACATTTAACTGATTTGCAATCTTTTGACAGGACAAACCTGTATTATACAAATCAACAATAGAATTATTTGGTATACTTAGTTTTTTCATATTACTAATATACTGATTAATTTCTATTAAACAATCATTTTAAAGAAATTTGGCTGCGGATTACCCATTAGGACATCCTTATCTTTTTTACCATACCCAGGTAATTATTCTGGCCATATACTATATTACTATGTATACTTGGTAGATAAGGCTTTAGGGACTCCCCGTCAATTTAAAGCTTTCAACTATATATTACTATATAGCGGGACTAGGATTAATCCATAGCGATATTAGCTCGCCTTTTATCAGAGAATTTAAAATACATTGTAAGATGCCCAAATGCAATATGCAACAGCTCATGTTTTAACAAACCACGACGATGATCTTCGGATAATTCATTCCAGAAATCCTCGCCAATATACAGTCTATAGTTAATTTTATCTTTGCTGACACCTGCAGTTGGGACTTTATTAGTCCAGATCTTATTTAATGCAATCAAAAAGAATCCGTAATAGGGCTCTTTTAACATTAAATCTTTACTGGTTTTACCAAGAGATTCTTGTTTAGTCATAGGTTAACTTCTAAAAAGTTTTTAATAGCTTCTTTAGCTGTTTCTATACCTTCTTCTAAACCACTATTAAATCTTTTCTCTCCTTCATTTAAGACTACAATTTCTACACGAGTAAAAATTTCATCTTTTAATTCATTTGTTAGAGTTTGAGTCTCTAACCAAAATTCAAAATCATCTATACTATCCATAGCTCTTTAATTTTATTATTAATAATAATAACCGCTTCTTCTTTACCCACTGCTTTTACAAGATCACTGAAGTCAGTTACTTTTGGAAGCTCAGGTACAAAGAAATGTGGTATGTTATACTTTTCTGTGAAACCTTCAGATAATTTCTTACCAGCTTCATCATTGTCAAACAAACAAATTACTTTATTAAATCTTTTCTTATACTCATCCATTACGGAATCCTTCATCATTACTGATTCTGACTGTAAACCTATTGCTGATATACCTAAGCAATCGTGAATACTCATCACATCTTTTAAAGACTTTGTAATTATCAGTAGTTCTCCAGATTCAGGCAATTGTGTGTATCCTTGGTGCACTGAATAATCGGCATTATTAATCCACTTCTTTATTTTAATCTCATAAGGTTGATAGATCTTATAACTTATTCTTTCATCTTTTTGCTCTACGTATGCATAAGCATATTCATGAGCCTTGACAGCAGTGTCGTTATAGAATACGTATTCAATCGGATAAACCTTAAATTTTTCTAAAGTAGATTTCTTTATACCGAAACTAGACCAGTAGGCCTTATCTTTATTTAACCAAGGACGTAATTTTATGCCCAATTTAATCTTATCCCTTTCAACTATTCTAGTATATTGGATAACCTGACGAGTAGTATCTACATCAAAAGAACTTAATCCCATATCAAAAGCTATCTTTCTAAGCGCTTCTGGATATTGAAGTCTAAATAATCTCATTACTAGTACTACAAAGTCACCACAATCTCTAGTTGCAAAATCATAGAACATCAGAATGTCTCTATTTACTTTATGAAAATACAAAGCAAATGATGGAATATTATCCTCTCTCAATGGACTATGATACACTCCTAAAGATTTTATATCCTCACCTAGATAAAAAGAATAAATCTCTTCTTGAGTAAGATGTTTAAGAATATCTTCTCTAGTAATTATGCTGTTAAAGACAATAGAATTTAGATTAATTTCTTTCATAAGAAAAAAAGAGGAGGACGTTAGTGTCCTCCTCTGTAAAGTTAATTAGTTTTCTCACCAATCATCGCCCTCAACAAGATCATTTGCATTAGCTACAACGCTTCCGTTACCACCAGTTACAAATGTATCCTCTTGAATACGTTGCATTGCATCAAGATCTCCAGCTTTCAATCTAGAATCTGCAGAAGCAACACTCATAGACTCCATAAATGGAACCCAAGAACGAGGTTGGATATATTTCTTAACGCTAGTCTTAGTACCGTAATTAGCGAATACACGGAACTTAGGATTAGCACCAATACCATCACGAATGATTTTCATACAACCATCAAGCAATTCTTTTGCAGAACTGAAAGAAGGAAAAGAATAACCATCACCATAGATTGCATGGATTACATGTTTAAGAACTTTACCTTGTTTCTGAATTTGCTCAGCAATTGTAGAATACTCAGTGTCTTTGTCTACATACCAGAAAGAGCTATTACAAGCACCTCCGTTAGCATCAGTAAAAGTTAACTTGTACTCAGGAGAACCTGCTTTATCTTCAGGTTTCTTTTTCTGAACACTAAGTGTTACGTTTTCTGCAATACCAGCATTTCCTCCATTAAAAATTGCTGCTCCTTCTTTTGCGTCGAAAGACGCGTCATTTAAATTAATCATTGTTTACTTTGTTTTAAAAATTAATAAATTACCATTCGTCTTCTTCTGATTCTTCTGAATTTCCAAAAGAATCTTCTACTTGTTGTTCAGTAAGTTCTACTGTGTCAAAGTCAAAATCGTCCCCAGTTTGTAGATCTTCTACATGATCTGCTACATCATTTACATCATGTTCAGCATCTACATCAAGACTAGCAATAACTGCAGGAATCTCTTCATAAGTTACTCCTCCTTCAGGAACTTGAGGCAAAGAACTCAAATCAGCAGATAAATTTTCTTCATCAGAAATTTCACCTACATGCATTGTAGTAAATTCAAGAGTCGCCTCTTTCCATACTAATTCAAAGTAATCTTGGCCTTCTACAGCTACTACATCAAAATCATTTTCAGCAGTAGTGTCAAGTTTCAATCTATTAGCAATGAACTCAAAAGTTCTTTTATCACTAATAGTACAAGTCTTAGTCAATTGAAAACCTGCATCACCTACTGCTTTGCGAATATAGATGTGCTGACCATCAGGAGTAAAGCCAAAAGAAACTTTATTCTCTCCTTCAATTCCCAAAACTGTTTGAGCAGCTTTGTTAAAACTAAACTTACGACCAGCACCTACTTTTTCTAATGCTGACATTGTAACAACCGCAGTTGTATACTTTTCTTCTTTGCGTTTTCTTTGTGCAGGAACGCCTCCCCAGATTACATTCTCCATGTTTCTATTTTTAAATTTAAATTGAATAATATTCACGAATTGCATTATTTACAGCAAGTAGATCATTGTCTATTGCTGAGTCCTCAAACATTTCTAGAGGAGTTTTACAAGTATCAGAGCCTGATGATACAGTTCTAAATACATGTCTGTTTGGTTGCCCAGGTGTTTTGATAATCTCTGCATAGAGAACCATAGTGCTGAATGACTCAGGCACAAATCTCTCTAGCATTTTACCTTGTACGCCTATACGCTCAGAGCCAAAACCTGCTTCATCATAATGAGTCTCTGGATGAGCAAATAGATAAACTATAATATCCTCTCTCATAGAGTCGTTAATGAAGTTTATCAAGTCATACTGAGCAGCAGCAAATTTTCCCCACTTGTCAAAGCCTTTCTCAGCTCTGAATGATGGATTCATAATAGCATCAGTCATAATTCTTGACCAAGTGTCGATGATAACAGTTTTTACTTTAGCATTATCATTAACTTTTATCAAAGTTTTTAATACTTCAATGACATTAGAGGTTTTTTTATAATTTCTCTTTTCTTCATTGTATTTTAGATTAAACTGCTTAAACGGCAGAGCCTTTTGGTCTGTGTTTATGATCACAGTTTCATCTGGATTTAGATTTCTTAGGGAGGTAGATTTCCCCATTCCTGATTTTCCTACCAAGAACACTAGTTGTCCCATAAATGATTGATTTTTAGATTATTTACATTAAATAAAGATAAGAATTTTTAGGTTAAATCCCTAATTTCTTGTTTAACATCTTCAGTTTTTCCTTTCCTTTTACCGTAGTATTTTCCTCTCAGATGAGGATGCTCTTCTTGTACTTTACGAGATGCTCTACCGAAAGTATCTAGATAAGGAATAACTCTTTTTTCCATGTCCTTTAGAACTTCTTTAAAAGACTTATTCATATCATATCCTATATGTATAAGATAATGATAATAAAGTCTTTCATTAGAATCTCTAAGTTCAGGATGCTTGCTCAGCTTCTCCTTCACCCATTCGTACCTCTCGCTTATCATGTTGTACTACTGTTATAAGTAATTGTTCTTGAGAATTAAGAATCTTCTTTACAATATCCCAACTCACACCAGGTTGATTAATTTGAGGAAAAGTAAGTTGAATGTAAGTACCTGCATTTATAGCTTCCATAGATAATTTCTTAAGACAGCTTTTCAAAGCAGAATATTCGAAATTACCTTCTACTTCTAAAGAGGTATAGAAATTTAAAATAGTACCACATTCTACTCCAATTGCAGAATAGTCTCCTAGTCTATACAAAGCAGGCAAAGGAAACTCTTCGTCTACCGTAGTTAATACAGGAAATTCTTCAGCTAATTCAGCAGATATTCCTCTCATTGTCTTTAAACAATTTGTTCCATGTGCTAATAAAGGCGGCACTTGAGCTTGTTTGAACATTTCTAACAAGTTCCCTGTTTCAGTTTTTACTATTGGCATTACTGTTTATTTGTTTGATTACGATAATATTCATCAATCTTTCTGAGTTCTTCAGGTTTACCTTGAAGCTCATTTATTGGAGGTAATTGATAATAACCCCCATACTCGCCTATAAATAAGAAACTAACTAATAGATTACGTTTACCATCACGGTTTTTAAGAATCTTTAAAAGCCTGTAGCGATCCTTAAACTTAGTAATATCATAGCCTAAGCAATTATCTACTCCTACATAAAACGGACTTTCTAAACCCATCACAGTATTTGCATCCTCGGCTAGATTACCAGTGTCCTTGATATCTTGGAGCTCAGGCATCCATCCTTCTTCTGCTTGACGATGTTTTTGGTTCTTATCACGATTAATCTGCGAGACTACAACTGGACTAAAATTACACATGTTTCTAAAGAACACAAGATGCTTAGAAGCCATATCTATAGCTTCTTTTTTGCTATTAAAGTCTTTGTAATTAATATGGCCAATATGGTCAATGATAACCAGCGTGATTAATCCAGGATTATTAGGAGTATAGCTTAGGATATTTCCTTCACTATCTCTTTGAAACACACCTCGTCTCTCAGCATAGGTTACTAAATCCCTAAATAAAGACTTAGGACTGAGAGCAGTTTTAAAGTGAATATACTTTTTCTGAATCTCATCCATACGTTGTTCATAGCCCAACACTAATTGCTTTATTTCAGGTCTTATCTGTAGCCTACCCTTAGATTTAATCTCATTAGTAGTACTCAAAATCCCATGTTCTTTCCACAGTAGGCTCACAATATGCTTAGCAATCTGATCTTCTGGTGGAATCTCTAGAGAATAATAAATAATTTCTAAATCATGAATATACCCAGGGTTATTCTGCAAGAAACTTATAGCGCCGTACACATAAGTAGAATCTAAGAAAGCAGATTTACCTATAGAGGTTGGTGCAAATATAAGATCATAACGTCTTTGCTGAATATTCTGAATATGATCACTTAGAGAAGTAAATCCTTCGAAGGGAATACCCGTGTTTAAACCTTGTTCGCCACGTTCTATTTCTTCTTTTAGTCTATCCCAGTATTTAACTTTTGCCATTTCTTAAAAATTTAGTAACGTAGTTTATTTCATCGATAGTAACCTGAGCTTCAGGAATAACTTTTACTTGTTTTTCTAAATGATACAAATGTGACCTTAAACTCATTAAGGGCGTATCAGGATCATAATCTTCTTCGTTATTGCCTGCTAAAACATTCAAACATTTTTCATAATTAGTACGCTTTTTCATAAGCTTTTTAGCTACTACATGTTCAAGTTTCATATGACGCAATAGCTCGTTGATGTACCTAACTTCTTTTTCAAAATGTTGTCTGCTGTAAGTTAAATCGATTCCGTGTTCCATTCTTGTTCCTCCTTTCCTGTTTCTTTAATAAATACTACCCATTGCTCCCACATAGAGTTATTCATTACTGTTTCCATATTAGGCAAAAAACTTAGTTTATTTGCCAACTTTTGCTGCGCTACGAATGATCGTATTGAAGCAATAGCTGTCTGATGTTGTTCTACAGTTTTGACTCTTGCAAGATATTTCTTTTCGTGTTTCAATGCTATCTGAGTAGTCGGACCAGAAGACCTAAGAACTCTGGTTCCGACTTTTATAGGATAGCAATTATAAAATTCCCAAAAATTAACACCGTCTCCACGAATACCAAATAATTTCTCAACATGTTTCTTACTCAGCAAAGTCTCAGTAAATTTTACTGTATTATCACTAAGCAAATAATCACTATTGCATAAACTATTTCTAATATCGATTGCTTCTTTTGTACCGAAAATAGACTTGATTGACTCAAAATCTTTATGGTACGTTAGAAACAATAATATCATTTGATTCGGGGTTAATTGTAAGCTCTTCAATTGAGCTATTTTCAGTGTTACTTCCATCATTAAATAATTTTAAGAAATCTTCTAATTCACAAACAATAATTCTGTCTTTATTAATTCCCTCTAGTCTCTTCTTCATCCAAACTTCTTCTTGAGTACCAGGAGTATAAAGATTAATTATTATTGCTTCTTTATCAGGTTGTTTACGCACCACACGGCCTAATTGCTGTATAAATGTACGTTTAGTGCTTGTAGAGCCCGCAATGATAGCAAGAGAACAATCAGGCACATTAAAGCCTTCGTTAAGAGCTTGTACAGAACTGAGAAACTTAACTTTAGTTCTCTTGTCTTTAAATTTCTTAACTATCAATTCTTGTTCTTTGCGTTTAATCTTGCTGTGAAAGGTCATACACATATCGCCTAAACAATCTTGCAAGCTTTCAGCAAACTCAGTAGTAGCACTAAATATTAAACCATTACGTCCAGGAAGACTATCTATAATTTGCTTAGTAGCTAGAATCTTATTCTCATTGTTTTGACATAGATTCTTACGTTTACGTAGCGCATTATAATAAGCACCTGCCTGGCCTTGTAAAACTTTATCAGAAGACTTTAGATAACTTGTAGCATTCTTAAAAGCATTAGCGCCATGGCCAAGTTTAGCTGCAAAATGCTTAAAAGCATTATTAGCCTTATTATATTCTACTTGTTCATTAGCTGACAAGCTGATTGGAATATTATAAACTACATAAGGAGCAATCCATAAATTATCTAAAGCTTCATCTACAGTAATCTGATCAAACACTGTGAGATACTCTAGAATTACTTCATGGAATCCGTCTTCACGTTCAAGAGTAGCAGTTAAACCTAAGATATATTCACAACTAACATTGTTGAAAATATTCCTAAAGCTTTCAGCTGCATATCTGTGGATCTCATCAAGCACCAACATATCTACTTTATGTAGGTTTTTGATGGCAGAGTTAATTACCATTACCTTAGCAATAGTAATCTTGTTTTTCTTTAGCTCAGTTTCCCATTGAGACTTAAGTTCTAGAGTTGGAACAACCACAAGACAAGTAGTAATACTCTTCTTGGTAATCATTCCTTTAATAGCCATAATTGCAGTATAAGTCTTGCCGAATCCAGTAGGATACTCCGCTATACCACAAAAATTACTTTCTCTCCAACGCCTTAAACCTTGTATTTGCCGAGCTGTTCTGTCTATTACAGCTGTTTTCATAAATTAACTAGTTTATATTTAATTACGTTTTTAACTCCTTGTTTATGTATTGCAGAAGGTTCAGTAATACTATAAGTCTTTGGATACTGATTATTAACTATCCAATCCATCATATTTGCAGTAACCTCATCATACACAGAGTCGTCCTTTTCTGTTTGTATCAAATAAATTATAGTAGAATGGTGCTTAGAGATAATTCTACCTATTTCAGATAAATTTAAACCTTCTTTATGAAGTTTATTAGCCCATATTCTACGCATCTCTACTATATAACTGTTTTGAGACTTTTTTGCTTTTTTAAAGTAAAGATATACTCCATAGTATTTTTGAAGCATATCAAGATCTCTCTTAGCTTTTTCAATTAATCTCTCATACGTATCCATTAATGTTTCCAATTTAGTGTTACACAAGGCTCTGCCTTAAGTTTAATAGTTTTACAAAATACATCACCAGCCTTCTCCATGCAAGCTTGCAAGACTGTACTAATCTCAGTAGATAATTCTACAGGAGCTTCTACAATCCATTCGTCGTGAACGACATTAGGCAAAAGCACTTTAAATAATAGATTATTCTCCAATAAATATTTAAAGAAATACACACCAGCAAGCTTAGTAATATCAGCAGAAGAACCTTGAATAGGATAGTTGAGGGACATTCTTTCGATATCGCCTCTCTTCATAAAATACTCCCGAACTTTTGGTTTGAAATGTTGTTTAAAGATAGCAGAATCTTGCGACTTTTCCAATTTATAACTATCCCAAAATCCTTCAGTTTCATAAATTTCTTTGTGCAGTTTTTGATACTCATCAAAGAATGGAATAAAGCATTTTCTTCCACTAATATTATTGAACTGTATATAACCTAATTCTAGCGCTCTTTTCTTCTCTTGCTTAAAATAGTTAGCAAGACCAGGAAAAGCCTTGAAATAAGCTTTATATACAGCCTCACCCTCTTCTATAGATAAACTTAGATTCTGTGCAATAGTAATACCTGTACCGCCATAATTAATAGCGAAACCTGCACCCTTTGCAATTTGTCTTTTCTGTTTATGATTGTCTTTAATTTCATCTAAGCTCAAACCTGACAACTCAGGAAAGATCTTTGAAGAAATAAAACTATGCATATCACCTAGACCTTGTTTATAGAAATCTATTAAGTCTTTATCTAAAGATTTGTTAGCAAGTACAATCTGCTCTTGCCCAGAGTAATCGCTTACTATTAGTATGTTACCTGGCTGAGCTTGGAAGCATCCACGAGTACGATTATCACTAGGAATATTTTGCATATTTGGCTGTTGAGGTATGCCTTTTTTAGGAAAACCTTTCTGACCACTAGACAATCTACCCGTGTTCATAATCTGAGTATAATTACTATGGATTCTACCAGTTACTTTGTTGATATATTCAAACCAGTTTTCACCATAGGTACTAACTACTTTTTGACACTCGGTATACTCAATGTAAGTCGCAATAATAGGATGTTTCTTTTTCTGCTGATTTAAGACTTTCTTATCTACCGAATGTTTCATCAGTCCAGTGTCCTTATCCTTTGTTAAAGTTTCTACACCCAGTGACTGCATGAAAGGAATCACTTGCTTAGAAGACGACCAATTAATCTTACACTTTAATCCTTCTGAAAACAGATCTAGCTGATTATCTACATATTGAGGATATTTATCTATGTTATTTAAGATAAACTCATCTAAGGTAATCTTAACAGCATTAAGATCTTTTAAATCATCATCGCATTTCTTTCGCCAATCAGTTAGATTGAGATACATACCGCAGTACTCTATATAAGCAAGAACTAATACAAACTGATTGTCTAAACTTGCAGTTTTCTGTAACTGCTTCTCTTCTAGAGCTACTTCTTGCTTGCGTTTAATCTGATGTAGATATTTCACATCATCAGCAGCATATTTGATAACTCTTGTAGTTAAACCTTCACGATGAATATTGCCACGTATAGATTTATCTAGCTCTACCTTACAATATTTGTAAGTTACTGCATCAAGAGATCTTCTAGCTGTATCAATACCTGTTGTCAAGATTCTTTCTATAAGAAAAGTATCAAATACTTTAGTAGGCACTATGTCTTGATAATATAGAAACCTAAGATCAAACTTTGCATTATGCATAATCAGTTCTTTACGCTCTAGAATATCTTTATACAGTTTAGGATTAATGCTCAAACAATCTATTACATATTGTTTCTCACCATCACCTAATTGCATAGACAATAATTCTTTAGTATAAGGATCAAATCCTCTAGTCTCTGTATCAAAACCAATTACCTCTAGTGTTTCTAAATATTCTAAAGACTCTTCAACAGTAGCCATAGAATAGCCAACTGGAGTATATAACTCCAGCTGACCTGTTACTAAATAAATCATTTTGAGTGTTTTAATCTTCGCTTAAGTCTTTATTTGTTTTAAAATACTTGTGCTGAAGATGTTTAAATTCCATATAGTCTTTTGTACGACGAGCTCTTTTCTTAGCTAATAAAGCATTTACGCCTAGTTTGTAAACTACTCTCATTTTCCTCTATTAAGTCTAAAGTTTACATAAGCTTGTGCTTTTCGTCTAGTATCAAACTTTATTACCATTCTATCTTCATTACGAAGATACTTCCAAAAAGACCACCAATGTCTTTTAGTCAGTATATAATATCCATTACTGATATCATATACTTTTTCTTCTTCTATTTTATACTTTACCATTTTATCTGTTTTAAATTTAGTTTAATTAGTTGCTACAACTGTCCCCTTGTTAATAAGTTCTATTGTAGGATGCTCATCATTTTCTGTTTTAGAAAGTTGTTCACTAGTTTCAAGTAAAATTTCAGAATCAAACATAGTTGAATCCTCTAATTCGTAAAGATCACTAGTATTTTTAATACTACCATTTTCTATACCTTCTTTTACTTTTTCTACCATCCAGTTAGGAACATGTATTCTTTCCCAAACTTTTACTTTAAATTCTACTATTGCCATTGTGTTTTGTTTTTAAATTAAAAAATATACTTAGTTACTGTTTCTATGAGCTTTTCCATCAGTTAATAGGTAAATCCATTGCTACTTGCTCTATATGCGATTCTGGCAAA